GCAGAGGTTTATTCGCGTTGGGGTTCCTGCCGATAAGTTTGTATCGTTTGGGCAGGGCTATTTGTCAATGTCTCCGCCGATGAAGGAACTGGAAAAACTGGTGCTTGAGGGTGCTATTGTACACAATGACAATCCTGTTCTGAAATGGATGGCGTCTAATGTCGCTGTACTTCAAGACCCGGCAGGCAATGTAAAGACAAACAAAGATAAATCGAGCGAGAAGATCGACGGCATCGTGTCCGCCATCATGGCTATCGGGTTAATGACGATAGACCCAGGTGCAGAGGCAGTCGTATACGAATCTCGCGGAATGAGGGCTATATAAAAATGTGGAATCCCTTTAGAAAAGACATACCGGAAGCATTGACTAGCACCAGCAATCAAGGCTGGGATGGCTGGATACAGAACGGCATCCACACCGATGCTGGTGTTACGATTACCAATGATACCGCTTTACAGATCAGTGCTGTTTTTGATTGCATCCGGGTTATATCTGAGGATGTTGCCAAGTTACCCTTGCAGGTATTTAAACGGCTTGATAAAGGCAGGGAAAAACGTAGCGATAATAATATCTGGCGTATCTTTAATGAGTCTCCGAATCCTGAGATGGATGCAATGTCATTCCGCAATACTTTCCAGGGTCACATCCTAGGTTACGGTAATGGTTACGCCGAGATCGTCAGGGATGCAAACGGCGATGTTGCCCAGCTTTGGCCGCTTGACCCGAAGAAGGTCACGCCGCGGCGTAGAAAAAATGGGCCATTATATTATGAGGTCATAACAGATGACGGGATGCCTGCCGAAGTGGAGCCGTCAAAGATATTCCGTATCCCCGGCTTTGGCTATGACGGCGTGCAGGGTTACAATGTAATAACTTATGCCCGGCAGTCTTTAGGACTTGCCCGTGGCGCAGAGTTGTTTGGTTCTAAGTTCTTCGGTAATGGTGCTAAGGCGTCTCTTGTTTTAGAGATACCACAGGAATTAACCGAACCTGCATCAGATAATCTCATTAAGTCAGTCCGTAAGCAGGTTGGTGGTGACAACCAGCATAGCGTACTACTTGCCGAACAAGGAGCGAAGTTCTCAACGCTGTCGGTTAGCCAGAAGGATAGCCAGTATTTAGAGACAAGGCAGTTTTCAGTCCGTGATATTGCCCGCTGGTTCAGGATGCAACCGCACAAGATCGGTGATTTAACAGACGCGACTTTCTCAAACATCGAACAGCAAGCTTTAGAATATGTTGGCGATACCCTGACTCCGTGGTTCGTCCGGTGGGAGCAAGCAATTCGTATGCAGCTTATGACGCCTGAACAGCAGGCCGATAATTTATATGTTAAACATAACGCAAACGCCTTACTACGTGGTGACTTAAAGAGCAGATACGAGGCTTATTCAAGCGGCATTATGAATGGCTGGTTCTTACGTAACGAAGCAAGGGAACGCGAAGAACTTAACCCGATCGACGGGCTTGACGATCCACTTGTGCCCCTCAATATGGCGGTGGTTGGCGAAGAGCCTGTTGATGCGGGAACGAATGACGCATTTATCGAGGATGTTGCCGGTAGGATTACCGCAGCGGAAGAACGGGGATTGTCTGCGAGAGTTGGTAAAGCTAATGACGATAGGGACAGATTCAATGAATGGGTTAATGGGTTCTACGAAAAACATGAGCAATATATAATTAAGTCCCTGTCACCGCTTAATCTATCCAGAAAAGTAGCTGATAGAATAGTTGTTGAGGGGATTTTGAATATCGCAATGGCTGACGATCCAGCAGCCCACCTGAAAATATGGAATAGAAAACAAGAAATAGTAGACATAATCAAAGAGGCTTTACTATGTACGATCAGATAATAAACGCATTCAATAATCAGGTATGGGCAGTTATGCCAGATCATATGGAAATGATAATGGGATGGCTTGGTCCCCGTCTAGCAGGTGGGCCAATACCAGAACTTGAAGCGGCTCGGCCTCGACCGCAACAAAGAACTGAGGGGAAAGTGGTTGTATTGCCGATGGTTGGCACAATGACCCAGCGGGCAAGTATGATGACAGAACACAGCGGCATGTTATCTACAGACACGTTCGGCAAGATGATTGACCAACTCGCAGGCGATCCGTCTGTCAAATCTATCATTCTTGATATTGACTCTCCCGGTGGTAGCATGTTTGGGATAGAGGAACTTACCCAGAGGATACGGGCGGCAACAGGACATAAAAGAGTTATCGCGGTTGCAAACTCGCTCATGGCATCGGCGGCTTATTACACGGGTTCGGCGGCAACTAAAGTATTTGCCTCTCCCGGTGCATTAGTCGGCAGCATAGGCGTCATAATGACTCATATCGATCACAGCGAAGCACTGGCAGCTGAAGGCGTTAAGTACACCTTTGTCACCGCTGGTAAGTATAAAGCCCTTGGCAACGCCACAGAGCCTATGGGCGAAGATGCTATGTCCTACATGCAGGGGCTTGTGGATGATGGGTATGATCAGTTTATATCTGCCGTAGCTACTAATCGCAGGGTGTCGAAAGCAAAAGTAAAAGAACAATATGGTCAAGGCAAGGTTTTGACCCCGAAAGATGCTTTAAGTGCTGGCATGATCGACGGGATAAGAACACTTGACCAAGTAATAGATATGGAATTAAGAAGAAAACAAAGATAAAGGAAAAGATTATGATTGAATTCAAGAAAGAAGTAACAATAACCATAAGCGGAGATAAGGACATTCTTTCGTTAATGAATATTTGTGAAATAGCAAGGCAGTCGCTAGTTCAGCAAGACGGGCTATGCTCTTATGATGTTCCGAGTGTAAGTAATTTAATCCACGGCGTTCTAGGATACCGTGAAAGATCTAAATAAAACAAAGATAGCTTTCACGCGGTAGCGGTTAGCGTCTTTGATATTGTATTTTAAATTGAAATGATTTTAAATTAAGGACGAATATTATGAAATATTCAGAGATGCTTGCCAAGTTCAAAGCTGACAATGCCCGAATCATCGAAATTGATGAGATGGCAGAAATCACCGATGAACTTAAGGCCGAGCAAGACGGGCTCATTACCGCGTGCGAAAGCATGAAAGGTAAGATCGAGCGTAAAAAGGCGTCCATTGCAGCGGATGGCTACATTGCTGACGCAGAAGCAAATCCTCCGCTGGAAAAACGCGTTATTGTGCCGAAGGTGATTACATCTAATACGCCAATACAAACAGCAGCCTTGCCAGTTGCTGATGTTCCCGGAGAATTGATTCGTTACGGTAGTGCAAGGCGTGCGTTTGGTGGAAGACTCAACTCTTTTGTCGGTGCAAACGCAGAACAACAGGCTTACGATTTCGGTCAGTTCTTTAGGGCCACGGCTGGTGTTCAATCCGCAATGCAATATTGTGTGGATCAAGGTATGATTATGGCAGTTCATCAAGAGGGTGTAAATACTCTGGGTGGATACCTTGTACCTACGGAATTTGATAACAACATTATCCGGCTTGTTCTGGAGTATGGTGTATTCCGCAAAAACACTCGAATTGTTCCTATGAGTTCGGATAAGAAAACGCAACCACGGCGAACAGGTGGACTTACGGGTTATTGGGCTGGTGAAAATCAGACACTGACCGAGTCTACAATGTCGTGGGACGAAGTTACTTGGAGTACCAAGAAACTCACAGCGTTGACTCGTGTGTCAAATGAACTTAGCGAAGACAATGTTGTCGGTCTAGGCGATGACATCATGGAAGAAATCGCTTTGACGTTTGCTACAAAAGAAGACACTGCAGGTTTTAACGGTGCTGGCGAATCTAGTAATGGCGGAATTACTGGCGTCGTTGAATCGCTTAGTGTTGCTGCTGGCGGCCCAACAACCACAAGCGCAGGCGGGATTATCGTGAGTGGTAATAACACTTACGGCGAAATCACACTCAAGGAGTTGCACAAAGTTGTCAGTATTACTCCTTCTTTCGCACGTAAGAATGCTAAGTGGTATTGTTCTCCACTGGTCAATGATCAAGTTCTTCAAACCCTACAGACGGCAGCTGGTGGCAATACTGCTGCTAATTTGGCCGCTGGTGGTACTCCGGTTATGATCGGATACCCTGTAGAGTTGGCAGAAGTTATGCCGACCACAGAAGCCAATAGCCAGATTTGTATTTTGTTTGGTGATCTTCGCAAGGGTTCAAGCCTTGGTGATAGGCGTCAAACCATTATCAAAACTAGTGAACATGCTAGTATTGGTGGGGATAATGTTTTCGAGCAGGATCAGCTTGCCATTAAGGGAACTGAACGTCTCGATATTAACGTCCACGATGTTGGTAATACGACTACGGCTGGCCCGATTGTCGGATTGCAACTTCTTAACGCCTAATCTTGAAAGGATTAGATTATGATAAATTCAAATGAAGGCAAAACCGCGATTTCTCCGGGAATTGCAGTAACTAACTCGACTGCGTTGCACACGCTGGATCTAGATACGTCCGGTAGCGATCAGGCTAATGTTTACATCATTTGCGGAACTCACAACTCGTCAACAGAAGCCATTGATACGGTATCTGTCTATGAGAGTGATACCGTAACAGTTGCGACGAACATGGCTCTGATTGCGGCACTGTCAAGCGGGGCAACCGCAACAAGTACATCTGCTTCTAATATTCTCCCCCTTGCTGCTGTTCAGGCTCTTGGTGGGGTTGTTCAGGAATTGCAGATTGACTTGCGGAAGCGCAAAAAGTACGTCGGTATTGCGGTTCAGTCCGGCCCTGTAGCCGCGGGATGCTCTATCGGTATTCTTGCAAGGCTCACCCGTAATGAACAGTCTGCTGATTCAGCGACTGAAAAAGACCAAGAAGACTTGGGCGCAACCAATGTAAGCGGTTGTATGCAGGTCATCACGGTTTAAGAAAATTCCTTTATCGGGGGTCATCTCGTTGGTGGCCCCTATAAAGGGTTAATATTTATGATAAAGGAAAACAAATTATGCTAAAACTAAACTTAGGTAGCGGAAAATTAAAGATTAAGGGATACGAGAACATCGACAAGATGTATGGGACCGATGCGTACCCGCTTCAATACGACAGCGGAGAGGTTGACGAAATCAGGGCGTCTTATATCTTGGAGCATTTTGGGCGATGGGAAGTTAAGAAGGTATTGAAAAATTGGGTTGATAAACTGCGCCCGGGTGGCGTCCTAAAGATTGCCGTACCGGGATTCGATAAACTAATGGACGCTCAGATTCGCGGCGACAAATTAGATGCTTCACTAGACGCCTATATCTTCGGTGGGCAGAACGACGAAAACGACTACCATAAGTCAATGTACACCGAACCTGTTTTGAAGGCATTGCTTGAGGAGGCCGGGCTGGTAGACATTCAGGTATGGGAATCACAGTTTGAGGATTGTGCGAGTCACTCAATATCCTTGAATTTAAGAGGTCAGAAACCCGGTGGGCTTCAAACAAAGATACAGTGCGTTATGACGTTGCCCAGATTAGGTTTTACGGCGAATTTTGCCGCTGCCACGACAATAATGCCAAAACTTGGAATCGGGATACAGACCGCAACAGGCGTATTCTGGGGGCAGAAGCTTTCAAGGCTAATAGATCAACATTTGAACAATGGAACAGAATATATCATTACGATGGATTACGATACGCTATTCCACGAGAACCATGTGATAAGAATGTTGCAATTGATGGCAGAAAATCCAGATGTTGACTGTATTGTGCCGGTTCAAACCATGAGAGAGAATAAAACACCAATGTTTGCCATAATTGACGAAAACGGTGACGGTAAAGATGTTCCTTTGACTGAATTCGACGAAGAACTTGTTCAGATAGCAACCGGGCATTTTGGGCTTACTATTTTCCGCGTATCTGCTTTCCAGGGACTTAAGAAACCGTGGTTTCAGGCTCATCCAAACGAAGACGGTGACTGGGGCGAAGGCCGGATCGACGAAGATATACATTTCTGGCATAACTTCCACGATGAAGGCCGGAAAGTGTGCCTTGTGACCAGTTGCATGATTGCTCATTTACAAATGATGGCCACGTTGCCCGGCCCGGCAAGAAAAGGCTTCGTACCGGAACATCTGTATATGAGACAGATGGATAGTGGCGAATGGCCGGAACATTGCGTACCAAATTTGGAGATGAAGAAATGAAAATAGAACTATTGAAACCTTATGGCGTATCGGCGGTTGGCGACATACTGAATCCAGGTCAAGCAATCGCAGATATGTTAATTGAACGAAAGATAGCTAAATTGGTAGTCACTAAGAAAAAGAGGGCAAAAAAATGCTCAAATACCAAGTAACAACCGAACCGACTGTTGAGCCGGTATCACTAGCAGATATGAAGTTGCATTTGCGGGTAACATGTACTGCCGATGACGATCTTATTACTGCATTGATTGTAGCCGCTCGACAATGGTGCGAAGATTACGAAAATCGGGCTTATGTTACACAGACGATTACTGCAAATACGTTTTATTTGCCAAGTAGAATAATTCTTCCAAAGCCCAG